AGGCATTTGAGGATAGAGGCCATAAGGTAATCAAGGTCGAGTTACAGCCTAAATTTGAGGCAGATGAAAGAAATGTGCTAGAGCTACAGGCTGCTGAAATGATAGCTAAATATGGTCACCCAGACTTCATTTGGGCTTCTCCACCTTGCACTACTTTCAGCGTAGCTAGTTGCCCTATCTATTGGCATTATGTAAATGGAGTTTTAACGGTCAAAGATGACAGAGTTTATGATGGTATAGCAATGGTTAAGAAGGCTATTAGTTTAATAGACGAGATAAAACCTAAGTTAGGCTGGCTAATTGAGAATCCTAGAGGGATGCTAAGGAAATTAGAGTTTATGCAAGAACTGCCTAGAAGAACTATTACTTATTGCCAATATGGTGATTTTAGAATGAAGCCAACTGACCTTTGGGGCATAGTGCCAGGATGGCAAGCTAGACAAATGTGCCGCCCTGGCTCTCCTTGTCACGAGCAGTCTCCTCGGGGGACTACAACAGGCAATCAAAGATTAGGCAAGCAAGCTAGGTCAATGATTCCATACGCATTGGGTGAAGAAATATGTATTCAGTTAGAGAGTAATCTGAATGATTAACGATATTTATCCAATATATAGAACAATAGATAATCAGATAGATAATTGGGAATCGATTGGAGTAGATGGTAAATATGGCTCTGAACAGCACTTATGTTAGCCTACTTGACAAGCGCGCTACACTCTCGCCAAAGCGCGGGCGCATAGCTGGCCCTTCAGCGAAGGTTAGGACAGCCTATTGCCTTTCGCTGATGCTACTGGCCTTACAGGCTATATCTATACAATCATCAGAAGCAGATATGAATCTAAAGCTTTATGCTTACAACAAATTAGATTGGCAAGAGTTTCAATGTTATAACTGGTTAATTTATAAAGAGAGTAGATGGAATCCAAAGGCTCGTAATGGATCACACTATGGCCTTGGTCAGATGCGTTCTACTTGGTATAGAGACCTTAGCCCTAGGCAGCAAATAGATGCACATATTAAATACATAAGACATAGATATAAATGCGCTTGCGATGCCTTGCAACACTTAGAGACAAAGGGCTGGCATTGAGCAGACGCTACAACTCTAGCTACTACCAAAAGACAAGAATTCAAGTGCTTCAAAGAGATTACAACACTTGTCATTATTGCGGCCTTGAAGCCACTACAGTTGATCATCTAATACCTATTAGCAAGGGTGGCACTGATGAAGCTTCTAATATGGTGGCTTGCTGCACTCAATGCAATAGTTCTAAGCGCGATCGTATGACCCCCACCTTTTTTGAGCGCGCAAGCAGACCCACGACCCCCATTGGGAAGATTTTCCCTGAAAATGGCTCGGCTAGGCACTATTCAGAATGAAAGAGATTGCTCTGGCTGAATTGGGTGAGATTGTCCGTATCAGGGACGAATCGACTTACCGAGGTGTGCCAGAACCCAGAATCCACACTAAACTCAATGATTTCCCATCTTATGGCGAGCAAATGATTAAATTCTGCGAGGAAATCGGCTTTACTTTAATGCCTTGGCAACAATGGCTGGCTCACCATACTTTAAAATACAAACCCGATGGCCGTTGGTGTCATCCAGTAGTGACCCTTTTATGCGCGAGACAACAAGGAAAATCTACCTTTATGGCGCTTCAAATTCTATTCAGAATCTATGTGTTAGAGGAAAAGCTGCAAGTTCATACTGCTCATAAATTAACTACTTCAGCAGAACTATTCTATAAAATATATGGGATTATTGAACAGAACCCTAGGCTAGCTGCTGAATTTACTAAGAAGCTGGAAAGTAAGGGATTTCAAGAGCTTCAATTTACTAAGGGTCGCCGTTATATCGTCAGAGCCAATAACTCGGCTGGTAGAGGCATAGCAGCCCCTGAAACGATACACCTAGACGAAGCCCGAGAGTATAAAGATGAAGATGTCTGGTCTGCCTTGCGATATACGCAAATGGCTTCAGCCAATCCTCAAATATGGGTTTATTCAAATGCTGGTGACCAACACAGCATAGTTCTAAATAAACTTAGGGAAAGAGCTATGGCTGCCATCTTCGGTGGCAACGATGATATTGGTTGGTTTGAATGGTCAGCTCCTATTGGTATTAAATTCGATAACTCACCAGCCTTCTGGCTAGGTGTCTGCCAAGCTAATCCGTCACTAGGCATAACAGTTCATCCAGATAATATCCGAGCAGTATTGTCAGACCCCGAGGATATTGTGCGCACAGAAGTCTTATGTCAATGGGTCGATACGATTAACCCAGTTATCAATCCGTCTCAGTGGGAGAGTTGCAAAGTTGAGGGACTTCGACTCAACCCTGAATCTGATACTTGGTTAGCTATTGATCTAAGCCCTAGTAGAAAAGAAGCGGCGCTAGTCGCTAGCCAAAGACTTGAGGGCGATAAGTTCCAAGTCATATTGCTTCAGACTTGGCATAACCCTGCCAATCTGGACGATAAAGCAATGGCTAATGATGTAGCAGAATGGGTGCGCAAGTATCCAGTTCAGCTGGTTGCCTATTCAGCCAGAACCGCTTCGGCAGTAGCTGCGCGATTAGCTCCTGCTGGTATTAGGGTTGAGCCGATAGATGGCCTTGACTATGCCCAAAGCTGCGATGAGTTACTGGGAGCAATCTCATCTCAGCGGTTGGCTCACTCGGGACAAGATGAGCTAACTAAACAATGCCTATCCGCCGTCAAACTCCCTTTCGGTGACGGCGGCTGGGTAATGGGTCGCAAGGTAAGTAATACGACAATTTGCGGAGCGATTGCATCGGCTTTAGCAACACACTATGCAACGATGGCTGAAAGTAGCGTTGATATCCAAATAGTGTAAGTAGGCTCATTTACAATGTAAGTAATGGGTGCTATAAGAGATTTCCTATTTCCAGCAGTTGAGGCCAAGCGCCCTATTGCCGTTACTGATGTTCAAGCAGCTTTAACACCAGTTCAGATTAGCGATTCAGTTTATAATATTCTCGGCGGTGCAACTAATACTACTCGCCAATTAGCAATGAGCGTTCCATCCGTTGCTAGAGCTCGCAATATCATATGCGGAACTATTGGCTCATTACCTTTAACAACTTTTAATCGCATTACTGGCCAGTATGTTGATCCACACAGAGTTATCAATCAGCCAGACCCAAGAGTTGCAGGATTCGTAATCTATTGCTGGCTTGCAGAAGATATTTGGTTATATGGTGCTGGTTATGGTCAAGTGCTTGAAATGTATAGCGCAACTGATGGCGGTCGCGTTAGAGCTTGGACTCGCGTAAGTCCAGACCGCGTTACAGTTGATACCGATTTCCTTAACACTACAATTACTGGCTACAAAGTTGATGGCAAGTCAGTTCCGCTTAATGGCGTAGGTTCAATCATAAGATTTGATGGCGGAGATGAAGGATTGCTTCACAGAGCTGGGAAAACAATTGCTGCAGCAGTTTATCTTGAGAACGCAGCAGTTAATTATGCTAAAGAGCCAGCACCTTCAATGGTATTGAAGTCCAATGGCACTAATCTAACTGCCGAAAGAATTTCATCCTTGCTAACTGCTTGGAAAACTGCTCGCCAATCTCGCTCAACTGCTTTCCTAAATGCAGATGTAGAATTACAGCAATTTGGCTTTGATCCTAAATCAATGCAACTTGCCGAGGCGCGTCAATATGTAGCACTAGAATTAGCTCGGGCTTGTGGAATACCTGCCTACTTCTTGAGCGCCGAAACGACTTCTATGACTTACTCAAACGCGGTGTCCGAGCGGCGCTCATTAGTAGATTTCTCACTTCGCCCAATACTTAAGGCAATTGAGGAACGCCTATCATTGCCGGACTTTACACCCAATCCAGTAATGACGCGCTTTGCACTTGATGACTTCTTACGCGGTAACGCACTAGAGAGAGCTCAAGTTTATGAAATCTTAAACCGCATTGGCGCGATGAGCGTTGAGCAGATTCAACGAGAGGAAGATTTAATCCCTAATGAAAGTTAATATCCCAATGGTCGTTACAGCGGCCGACACAATCAAACGCACCATAACTGGAACTATTGTGACTTGGAACGAGCAAGGCAATACTTCAGTTGGCCCAACAGTCTTTGCAGCTGATTCAATTGAAATGAAGCCAGTTAAGTTGCTTCTTGAGCACGACCGCACTCGGCCAATTGGCAAGATGGTTTCTCACAATGTAACTAAGTCTGGCATCGAAGCTACTTTTAAGATTGCCAATACTATGGCTGGAGAAGATGCCCTAATTGAAGCAACTGAAGGCCTACGCGATGGCTTTAGCGTTGGAGCACAGATCAATGAATGGACAAACAATAAAGGCGTAATGCAGATTACCTCAGCAACCCTAGATGAAGTTTCTCTAGTTACTGATCCTGCAATTGATTCTGCTCGCGTAAGCGAAGTAGCAGCTTCTGAGAATGAAGCACCTAAAGAAGATTCTGATTTAGCAACCGCTGATTCAGAGAACCCAAACGAAGGAGACCAAGTGTCTGACACTACTGCTCCTGCTCCTGCCGTTGAAGAAGCGGTTGAAGCAGCTAAAGCAAATATGGTTGAGGCGTCTCGCCCAGCCTTTTACACAGCACCTCGCCTTGAATTTACCAAGGCAAAATATCTTGAGAATAGCGTCCGCGCTAAACTTGGTGATGACGCAGCTCGCCAGTATGTTATGGCAGCAGATGACACCACCAGCAACAACGCTGGCTTAATTCCAACTCGTCAGCTAACTGAGGTTATAAATCCTCTATCAAATGCTGACCGCAGCACAATTGATGCAATCTCAACTGGAGTTCTACCAGATGCTGGAATGTCCTTTGAGATTCCAAAGATTACAGCCGTTCCAACAGTTGAAGATGAGAA